TATACATTATTCAAAATCTGATTTAGATTACACATTAGATGTAAACAGGATTTTTGATAACTTGTATAATGACGAATAACTTTAACATACCAACTGAGTATCTCACCGATGATGAAATGGCTAAACTCGGTGAGATTGTTAATCGTTTAGATGATTTAAACAAAAGAGATACGTATCAGACAAAATTCATAGATTTTGTTAAACACGTATGGCCGGCATTTATCGAGGGTAAGCATCACAAGATATATGCAGAGAAATTACAGAATGTTGCAGATGGCAAGTCAACACGTTTGATTGTCAATATGCCACCACGACACACCAAGTCTGAGTTTGCGAGTTATCTGTTCCCCTCTTGGTTGATGGGTCGTAAGCCTACAAGTAAAATTATACAGGCGACACACACATCTGAGTTGGCTGTAGGTTTTGGTCGTAAGGTTAAGAACTTGATTGATTCACCAGAGTTCTCTGACATATTTCCTGATGTGTCGTTAGCATCTGATGCCAAAGCATCTGGTCGTTGGTCTACAAATAAGGGTGGTGAATACTACGCTGTTGGTGTCGGTGGTGCGTTGGCGGGTCGTGGTGCTGATTTGCTTATCATTGATGATCCAGTTTCTGAACAGGATGCGTTGAGTCCTTCTGCTTTGGACAATATCTATGAGTGGTATACTTCTGGGCCGCGACAGAGACTTCAGCCTGGTGGGTCGATTATTGTTGTTATGACAAGATGGAGTGTCCGTGATCTGACTGCTAAGGTATTGAAGAAACAGGCAGAAGGTGGTGCAGATCAGTGGGAAGTTGTAGAGTTCCCAGCCATATTCCCTGACACAGACAATGTCCTTTGGCCGGAATACTGGAAGAGAGAAGAGTTAGAGGCAGTTAAGTCGTCAATCCCTGTAAGTAAATGGAACGCACAGTATTTGCAGAATCCCACTGCTGAAGAAGGTGCGATCATTAAAAGGGAGTGGTGGAACATCTGGGAGAACGATGAACCACCACACGTAAGTTATATCATACAATCTTATGATACTGCATACAGTAAATCTGAAAGAGCCGACTTTTCTGCGATCACCACTTGGGGTATATTCACACCTGTAGACGGTGAAAGTGAGGCTATCATTCTACTTGACGCACAGAGAGGGCGTTGGGATTTTCCAGAATTAAAAGAAGTTGCACATCAATTATATAACGAATACGATCCTGATATGATATTGATAGAACAAAAAGCGACAGGTATGCCGTTGACACATGAGCTAAGACGCATGGGTATTCCTGTTACACCTTTTACACCAAGTCGTGGTGCAGATAAATTTACACGTATGAATTCTTGTGCTCCTGTCTTTGAAAGTGGCATGGTTTGGCGACCTGACACAAGGTTTGCAGACGAAGTTGTAGAGGAATGTGCATCGTTTCCAAATGGCGAACATGACGATTTAGCTGATAGTATGACACAAGCCATCTTGCGTTTTCGTCAAGGAGGGTTTATCATTACTCCAAGCGACTACGAAGATGATGAATATTACCGAGAGAAAAGGGAGTATTATTAATGGCAAAAAAAGGATTTAAAAATCTTGACTTAAAAGCTAGAAAAATGGCTAAAGCAAAAAGAACAAAAAAATTTTTTGATAAAAGAACTCCTTTTGATCTTTTAGAAGGATCTACAAGATTAGGTAAAAATAGATTTATTTTGCCTTTTAATAAAGGTGGTATAGTAGCTAACACACAATCAAAATTTAAAGGACAGTATTAAGCTGTGGAAAAAGGTTTTGGCATTGGTGATGCAAACATTTTTGACTTACAGAATGTTTTTAATCCTGTAAAAAAGTTTGCTAGTGATGTCATAGCCGATGTCAAAGAAAACAAAGCTGACTTACTTCCCTACATGGGTATTGGTGCCACAACTGATTTAATTGGTACACCAGCTGATCTATATAATTTATATGGTCAACTACGAAAAGGTATAGGTTCTCCGACACTAGCGAGTGTAATAGGGCCGCAACTTGAAGAGGTCATAGGCTCTGAAATTCTTAAAGAAAAGTTAGCACTCCCTGCACTGAAACAGATTGGCATTGAGCCTAAAGAGGGAACTTACACAGAATTTATAGGTAGAGGCATAGGTTTACCAGGTGCTGGTGCAGCTTTATCACTTGGCACAGATGTTACAAAAGGTATAGGAAAAGGTATAACAAAAGCTTTAAAACCAGATGAGGTTGCTATAACACCTGAAGGTTTTGCAATGCCTGTTCCAAAAGATTCTTCCGTTCTTGAGATGAGTGGTAAGGCATCTGGTGTTGGTCAATACTCTGATGAATTAACAAAACAGATAGAGGGTTTAGCAGATACCAACCCTGATATATATAAGTCAGCACAAGCTATGATTAAGGGTAATAATCCTGAAGATCGTATTAAAAAAATGATTGAATCAAGATTAGCACCAAAGCAAAAGGTTTTGACAGGTACAATAGAACAGGATCTTAATTTTGTTCCTGTTGCAAAAACTTTTCCTGAAGACCCAAAAATGTATTTAGAGCAAAATTACAAGTATAAAGACCCTAATGTAACAAGGAATGAAACTTCTAACTTATTTAATTCAAGAATGAATTATAACAATCAACCTTATTCTCTTGAAGAAAGAAATAAATTTGTTAGAGAAAGACCTATTCATTTCAACTCTGTTGTTCTTGCTAGACAGGCTCTTACTGATAGTCCTGATGGTCAGTTAACTGGTAAAGAAATATATAATCAGATTAAAAACTCTCAATTAAAAGACGGTGGTGTTAAAGATAAAGAATTAAAAGATACAGGATTAAATATATTAAAAGACAGTGATGATATATTTGAGTTAAGTCCTGATCAACAACTTTTACTTAATGTAACTAATCCTCAAAAAATTGACCCTAGTTCATCTGCGTTATTAGCTTTATCTCCTAAAATTGCTTCTGCAACTCAAAAAGACATTTCTTTAAATGAGAATATAATTGTTTCGAGAAGTAATTTTATAAGTGATTATGGTGGTAGACCAAATCCTACAAAAATTGGTGAGGATGATTTTGATCAAATACCTTTTACTGAAACTGAACAGTTTTATGTTGGTGAATCTTATCCAAGAATGTTTGAAGACAATCAAAGAATAGGTGGAGAGAGTTTAGCAAAACAAGAAAGTTTAGATTACGGTATAATTTCAATAAATGATCCAAAATCTAGGTTTACAGCACATATAAGTGGTGATGTTCCTCCTGAAATTGCAAAAGGTAATATTGCTTGGTCAAGAGTTTCCGTAAGAGAACATCCCAATGGGAAAAAATATCTTATTCCAGAAGAATTTCAATCTGATTTACATACAAAAGCTCAAGGAACAAAAGACAAACCTGGTGAAGGTTATAAATTAACTGAAAAAGAGCAAGAAGCTGCTGATCTTGATTATGAGAATAAGAGTGATATTCACAATATAGAATACAGAAAATTAACGGAAGAAATTGAAAAACCATTTGCTGATTCTTATTATGGATCTCCTTTTCATATGGGTTTAGCTTCAGAATTACCTGACAATTTAAAACCAAATTATTCAGTTTTGGGTGAAAATGCTAATGATATAATTAGATTAAAAGAATTACATGAAGATGCTATAATTGATTACTTAGGTGATACTTCTCGAACAGGTGATGCAGATAACTTTAGTTTTTGGGGTGGTGCAGATCGTAGTGAAGCTGATCAGGCATTTAACAAAGTAGTAACAGATATATCAAGATCTCGAAGTGGTGAAGTTGATGCTGGGCGTGGCAGCAAAAAAAAATATTATGATTCTGCTGAAAAATATGCAAATGCAAGAAATAATTTAATTGACAAAATTTCAAAACAAAAAACTTCTAAAATAGATGAAGGTTTGGAAGCAGATGAAAATTATCAACAGATGAAAAGTAGTTTTGATGCAGGAGATGTTAGTGAAGATGCTTTTAATTCTAGCACTAATTTTAGGAGAGGTTATTTAAAAAATTTTCAAGATGAGCTTATTGAAGTAGAATTAAATACCTTATCATCAAAAGGCATAAACACAAAAAATCAAATGTTTAGTAAAGTTACTGACTTACATGGTCAAATAAGAGATGTCATTGAGCCAATAGAGGCTTTATCTATCGAAGATGCAACAAAGTTTTATAGAAGTGTTTGGAAAACAGTTTCTGATTTAAAAAAAGATCAAGAATTTAAAAAATTTAAACAAACAAGAGATGAACTTGGTCTTCGGAGAGGAGAGGACGAAACACAAGCTTATATAAGAAATAAATTTTTTGAAATTGCTGATCCAGATGGAGATCTTGAGTTAAAAGAACATATTGAATTATCAATGAATGAACGTGATTTTGCTCAATTAATTTCAGAAATAGACGGTATGGTAAATCCATATACATATGCCTCAGATGTTATTAGAAACTTGCCTTACTTAGAAGGTTTAGATTTATTTAGAAAAAATAATCCAAAAGACGTGCTTCTTGATTCAGTGTTTGAATTAGATCAAAATTCATCAAATGTAAAAAAATATTTTGAAACAAAAAAAGAAAAAGATAAAGCATTTCAAAAAAGTATAGATGTTAGCGATATTCCATATTCTCCGTTACCACAACAAAGTGAGTGGACAAAAGTTTTAATGAGAGATTTAGTTAGAACTGCAGCTGACAGAGGTTTAGATGGTGTAGTTTTACCAAACGCAGAAGCTTATAAATACGCTGGTGGTAGAACAAATAAATTAGTAGAGGGTTATAAAAACACAACTATACCTGCATTTAAATCTGTTGCAAAAGAGATTGATGCAGATGTTGATACAATTGAATGGAAAGGTTGGACTTCGGAACAACATCCTGCATATGAATCATTTGATGATCTAACAGCTAATAACGAACATCTAGTAATACCTGTAAACAAAAACTTGTCAGGAGCATCAATTAGAGGTTATAAAGAAGGTGGACGGGTAGGTTCTTTAGCAAATGTAAATGTTCTTGATTTAGGAGAAAGAGTCAATGGCTGAAATACCATTGGGTCCAGGCGGCCCTCAAGCAGATATGATAGAAGAAGCAGAAGAGCTTGATATTGTAGAGGTTCCAGAACAACCGAACATTACTGAGTTAGATGATGGAACTGCAATTATTGGTGAGATGCCAGAAGAACCTATGTCATCTGATGAAATACCATTTGATGCTAATTTAGCCAGTTTTATTGATGAAGCAGATTTAGGTAAAGTTTCTGATGATTTATCTTCATCTATAAAGGATGACATATCATCTCGTGATGAATGGGAACAAGTATATAAATCTGGATTAGAATTACTTGGTATCAAATATGAAGATAGAACTGAGCCTTTTGAGGGTGCAACAGGTGTAATACATCCTTTGTTATCTGAATCTGTCACACAGTTTCAAGCACAGGCTTATCGTGAATTGTTACCAGCAGGCGGCCCCGTTAGAGTTCAAGTTATGGGTCAGGAGACACCTGAACTTGTTGCACAGGCTGAACGTGTTAAAAATTACATGAACTATGAGATTACTTGTACAATGGAAGAGTTTGATCCAGAGCTTGATCAAATGCTTTTTTACCTTCCAATTGTTGGTTCAACATTTAAAAAAATATATTTTGATCCGTTACTACAAAGAGCCGTTAGTAAGTTTGTTCATGCTGAAGATATAATTGTTCCTTACTCTGCTACAGATTTGTTGACGGCTTCTCGTGTCACTCACGTAGTGACTATGAGCAAAAACGATATTCGTAAATTACAGCTAACAGGTTTCTACAAAGATGTAGATTTACCAAACTCTGATCATAGTGCTACAAGCTATACAGATATTAAAGAAGAGCTTGATAAAGCTGACGGTACTTACCCATCATCTTATGATGAAGACTTAACTATACATGAAGTGCATACAAATCTTGATCTTGTTGGCTTTGAAGATAGAGATGAGAATGGTGAAGAGACAGGATTAAAATATCCTTACATTGTTTCTATTTTAGAAAAAACAGGTGAAATACTATCTATTAGAAGAAACTATGATCCAAACGATCCTCTTATGCGTAAGAAACAATATTTTGTGCACTATAAGTTTTTACCTGGTCTAGGTTTCTATGGATTTGGTTTAACACATATGATGGGTGGGTTAGCTAAAGCATCAACAAGTCTTCTTAGACAATTAATTGATGCAGGTACATTGAGTAACTTACCTGCAGGTTTTAAGGCACGAGGAGCTAGAATAAGAGATGAAGATTCTCCTTTGGCACCTGGTGAGTTTAGAGATATTGACGTAGCAGGTATGGATATACGTCAATCATTGATGGCATTGCCGTTTAAAGAGCCGTCAAACACGTTGTATTCATTGTTGGGTACTCTAGTAGACTCTGGTAGACGTTTCGCTTCTATGGCAGATATGAAGATCAGTGAGATGGGTGGCGAAACACCTGTTGGTACGACAATGGCTATTATGGAACGTGGCACAAAAGTAATGAGTGCTATTCATAAGCGACTTCATTATTCACAAAAGCAAGAGTTTCAATTACTCGCACAAGTGTTCGCCCAGAATCCAAAGCCATATCCTTATCAGGTACCAGGTGCTCCTCCGATGATTATGCAGACTGACTTTGATGATCGTATAGATGTCATACCTGTCAGTGACCCGAACATTTTTTCGATGTCACAAAGAATAGCGTTATCACAAACACAATTACAGTTAGTTCAAAGCAATCCAGAACTTCACGGTGGTCAACAGGGATTGTATCAGGCATATCGTAAGATGTATGAGGCATTAGGTGTAACGAATATTGATCAGATACTACCACAACCTCAACAGCCACAACCAATGAACCCTGCGAAGGAAAACCAAGAAGCAATGAGAGGTTCTAGGTTACAGGCATTTCCACAGCAAAACCATGAAGCTCATATTGAAGCTCATTTAGCTATGTTGTCTACGCCTGTTGCTCAAGTTAATGCAACAATTGTTATGACACTACAAGGTCACATACAAGAACATATAGGTATGATGGCAGAAGCTATGGCACAAGCTGAGATAACAGCTAACATAACACCTGAACAGCAAATGATGATGCAACAAAATCCACAGATGATGCAAGAGATGCAAACACAGATACAAGATCGTGCAGCTGTTATTATTGGTGAGTTGACTGAAAAATATGCACAGACTATTCAGCCAGAAGGTAATTCTGATCCATTAGTTGAAATAAGAAAACAAGAATTAGCAATTAAAGGTGCTGAATCTCAACGTAGAGCTCAAGAATTTGAACAAAAACAAGAACTTGAAAAAGAAAAAGAAAGAAATCAACGATTAGTTGATCAACAAAGAATTGACATTTCAGAAGAGGCATTGAATGATAAAACACGTATTGCAGAAGAGCGTATCCAAGCTCAAAGAGATATTGCTAATGCTAACAACAATAGGAGAAACTAAATTGGTAAGTTCTATTAGAGAAAAAATATATCAAGTAGAAAAAGAAAAAAAGGTTGAGAGAAGAAAAGCTAAAGAAGCTGCTAATGCTCCTGAACCAGTATTTAAAGAAGTAAAAGAACCAGAGGTTGAGAAAGTAGTTGACAGTGGTGAAGTAAAAGCTACACCTAAACCTGTTTCAAAGAAAAAAGGTAGACCAAAAAAAGGAGAATCAAATGGGAAAAAATCTAAAGCCAGTTCCTGAAGGCAATAAAGGTTTAAAAAAACTACCAACTGAAGTTCGTAACAAGATGGGCTTTATGAAGAAGGGTGGTCAAGTTGCAGGTCCTAAAGGGTATACAAAAAAGAAAAAACCAAAATCATTTGCTGAGCTTGTTTATTCATCAGGTGATGGTTCAGAATATCAAAAAGATAAAGTTACAAAATCTGGTAAAAGACTTGGTGGTTTTAAAAGAGGTGGTCAAGTAGCAGGTCCTAAAAAGTATACAAAAAAAACTAAACCTTATCAGACTTTACCTGATAAATTTTCACCAGGTGAGTATGGAAGAAGTAAAGTTGAAAAAGCTAAAAAAACTAAACCTTATGAAACTATACCTTCTAAAATAGACCCTAAAGAGTATAGTAGAACACGTGAAAAAAAATTAACTATGGAAGATTTAATTAAATCAGGAAAAGTAACTCTTACAAAAAAGAATAAAGGTGGTCTTGTAAAAGGTGGTACATCTGCACAAATGACAGGCAAGGAGTATAAAGGTACTTTCTAATGTCAAAGCGTAGAAAAGGTTTTCCGACTATAGAAGAGTCGATTAAATTTTTTGAGGGTATGACACCAACACAAAGACAAGCTATGCGTAGAGGTATTGAAAACGCAAGAGCAAATAAAAAAAGAAAAGTAAAATATGATATAGACCCATTTTCAGGACAAATGGGATTTCGTTTTAACAAGGGGGGTATAGTTAGTAGAGTTAAAAAAACAAAGTATTTTTAAATGATAGACCCATTAACCTTAACCACAGCCGTCAGTGCAGCAAGTGCAGCATATGGACAAGTTAAAAGATTAGTTCAAGCAGGACGTGAATTTGAAGAAATAACAGAAAGTCTCGGCAAATGGATGGGTGCTGTTTCTGATATTGATAACATTAATAAAAACTCTAATAATCCCTCAACATTTGATAAATTATTCAACGGCTCTATAGAAGAAGTTGCTCTTAAAAGCTATTCAGCAAAATTACAAATACAAAAACAAAGAGAAGAGCTTAAAAACTGGATCATAGGTCATTATGGCATGGCAGGGTGGGAGAACCTATTGAAAGAAGAAGGTCGTATACGCCGCCAACGACAAGAAGCTATATACGCTATTGAAGAACAAAAAAGAAAAATGAGAGATTACACTATCATGGGTATCGCTTTGTTTGTAGGTTGTGCCTGTATTTTTTGGGGGATCTGGTTCGTGTCTGTAGCAGTTACATCAAGATAATGTTATATAGTTTAATATATTATTTACTTTTATTTATATGTGTTTTTTCTATTTTAGCGATTGTAGTATTTGCTAGAGACAAAGAGCATACGACTTGCAGATTAGCAAAACAACTGTTAGAAGATAAAACAAGAGTTTGTGTTTATGTAGGTGCAAACTATACACAGTGGAATGAATTTGTACCCATTGGTGCAGGTGAGTGTCCACGAGAGATAAAGTGTAAGTATAGACCTAATGAAAAACCATTTACTCTTAAAAACGTCATAAGAAGTATAAAGGACAGTTTTAAATGAGCAAAAAATTACAAAAAGGCAGTCAATATGAGCAATTTGACTTAGATGGTGACGGAATTGTAAGTGACGAGGAGCTCTCACGATCTGAACATATGATACGACTTGAGAACTCTGATAAGATGCAAGATCAACAGCGTATGCTTTGTTGGGTATCTTCAATATCATCAATCATATTAATAGTATTAGCTATGTCACCAGTGATACCAGATGCACGAGTTGAGATGGTCACAGCTTTACTTTCAACATATGTTGTGGCAAATTTAGGTATCGTTGCTACATTTATGGGTACAACAGCTTTTACAAGGTCGAAAGAAAATGGTAAATGACATGGCTTTTAGTAGTATTTTTATCAGGAACGGTTCAAGAAAGTGTCTACTTCAGTGATTTGGATGCGTGTCTTAGAATTGCACAGAAAATTAGATCGCAAAACTATGACCCTTCCCTCGCAGGGGATAGCAAAATTTGGGTTAAGGCTTATTGCGTTCCTAAATCAGTTCCGAAAAAAGAGTAAGAAAAAATGATGGAACAAACTATAAGTGACGTAGAAAGCTTAACTAAAACAGTTAATTTTAACGAAGGTGGTGGCAGTGATGTTGAAGCTGGTATTCAATTCATCTATCATATGCGTGAACATTTAGTTGATATTGGAATTGCAACAGTATATGGTTTAGTTGTATATGCAATATTTTTATGGATTACTAAAACAATAAAGGGGTAGTTATGCCAAAAGACGCTTGTTATCATAAAGTA